TTTGTTCTATCATTGATATTAAATCTAGCCCAATCGTTTAATGTTTTCTGGAAATACATTGTTCCAAAGCTGTCTCCTATAATTCCAACGTGAGTTTCAATATAGGTTTCAATTGCTGCAGCATGAGCTTGTATAATATCTTGTCCGGAGTTTGGTATACCCCCTATTTCTTTTTCAGCTGGTGATAACTTACTCCATATTCTATCTGGTCGATTCATAGAGTAGCCTCTATAACCTCTTCTTTTAAAATGATATAATAGTCTAGCTTTGTTATTCTCTGCTAATATAGGCATACCATAAAAGATACAAGCCATTAGTATTTCTTCGAAGAAGATCTCCGCTGTTTGTGGTCTAGCTATATATTCTAAAAAGAAATGATTAGCTGGTATATCTTCCATTGAGAACTTTGTTAATCCATGTAATGCTCCGTTGGATCCACGATTATCAACTGTTCCTGATATATCATAACTATCACAGCCAAAGGCACCGCAGTGTTCATTACCTGGGTATTTCATCCCATCCTTTATTATTACACGGTTTTGCATGTATTTAGGGGGAACCCAACTAATTAAAAACCTACCGTCTTTATTTGGATAGAATATTACTTTTGAATCAACTATTCCGTTCTCCCATTGAAAACTTCCTTTAGTTAATATATTTGTATTTCTTAGATCTTCATTGTAATCAATCTGTTCGTATATTTTTGTAAGATTGAATAAAGATTGTTTTGTTTCATCTCTAAAAGCGTGTTGCTCTGTTCTTGGAAACTGTCTGTAGTATTCATTTAAAGCATCTGAATCTGATTTTAAACCATCAACTTCATTTTGCCAGTGCTCAATAACTCCATATTCAATCCAATTTCCATCTACACCTTTTACAGGTTTTTCTGGCGTATCGAATACAGGTAAGCCATAAGTATCAATGAATCCTTCGTAGGACCATTCCATAGGTATGAACAAACTATATAATCCTGAACTAGTCTGTCCGTTGCGGTTTCTTTTTGTAACATCAGAATTATAATAAAGTTTCTTAAAGTTTTCTCCTCCTTTATCTAAAGCGTTTGAGGTTGATCCCATCATACACTTACCAATAATCCTACTACCTAATCGTAAACAAGTTTTTGTAACTCGCCAGTTATTTAATATATTGTCTGGACGTTCCCATTTACCGCTTTCATCATGTACTAAAAGTTTTAACTTTTCACCATCATAAGAGTTGTCTCCTGTGTTCTTCCAGTCAATTGTAGTGTCTAATCCATCAAGTTCCTCTAGCTTCTCATTATTATCTAATTTTCTTCTAGTAAGTTTTGATGCTGGGATTCTATAGGCTAATTCTGTTTTAGGCCTATCCATACCATCTTGTATGGGTTTGAAAAAGAAAGGATAGTTTATTGATATAGGCACAACCTTATCTGTAAACATCTTTTTAGCATCTGCTCCTGATTTTGATAGTATACCAAAACGAGAGTCACTTGATATTGTAGCTTGATTAACTAATTCAGCGGATGACATAAATGAAAATCCAGAACGTCTATTTTTTAAATAGGTCATTCCGTAACATCTACTATCTGCTTTACAAGCTTCCCAAAATATAAAGAATAATCTATTTGATTCTCTAAAGTCTGGTGCTCCAACATCTATCTTGCTCCATTGCAAGTACATATAGTGTGTGCCTGTTATATAAGTAGGTTTGCCATTGTTGTAAAATGACATACCCTCTTCTCTTCTTTTGAACTCTTGGTCAATGTAATCGTACCAATGCTCTTTAAATGCATCTGGATATTTATTCCAATCGAATACATTCTTTATCTTTTCTATTTCTTTGTTAACAGGTATCTGCTCCCAATATTGCTCTTCTTTTTTATCAGATCTTTTATATGTATCTTCTGCTAAAGGTAAAGCTATTTTTAAATCCTGTATTTCGTATATTTCACCAATCTTACCGCTACGGCTTATTACAACCATATCGTATTCTTTGTTGTAACCGTATTCCCATTTATTATAACGGTTCTTTTGTTTAACAACATTTGGCTTTACGTGATCTGTAATTACTTTGTATAAAGTTTGTTCGTACATTACTTGGATCTCCCTTCTGCAAATCCTCTAAATGGTTTTGCTTCAACAGCTTTTTCGGATTCATCAATCATCCGTTCTTCCTCTTGAATCCTAGTTAGTATTTCAAACGCATCGAAGATAGCTAGCTTTTTAGTAGCTGCGGCATTCTTTAATTTATCTGCACTTAGATCGTCTTCTCCGTTATTAAGGATAGCCTCTTCTGCAACCTTGATTAACTCAAGTACTGCTTTATGTCCAGCGACTATAATATTCCTCTTCGTCTCCTTTATATTCATATTTAATTACAATATCATTAGATTTCATACAATATAATCTCTGGTTATCTATGATAAACTCAAACTCTCCATATGGTTTATATCCTACTAAGTCCCCAGGATTGATTTCGAGCTTGTTTAAGGCTTCGTTTCCGTATTTTAATATTCCAATATGCTTTCTTTCTTTATCAAGCTTAAATTGGTTATTATTTTTTAACGGTTTTACAAAACAACGATCACCAAATGACAACCATTCAGTATCGGGTTTGTATAAATATATTTGATCAGGATCACAAAAATATAAATCTTCTTTGAAATAAGCTCTACTATTTTTTTGTTTACCTTTAATGTCGTAAAAACGTCTAAACACGTTGTGATGTATTACTATCGTATCACCAACTTTTATATCTGTTTTATAAGCCAATGGTATTGCTACAACTTCAGCTATGTTATTTACAGATTTAAAACTCTCTATACGAGTGTTTAAGATTAACTCTTTACCTTCTACATCAATTTTGTTATCGTATCTAGATCCTACCGGTTTAACTATAAAATTAAATACGCTTGTCATACTAATACTCTAGATCGTATTCAATAGCAATGCTCATGTTGGAATTAAATTTCTTCCATGGCATAACTTCATTTTCTTTCTTTATATAGATGTTATAAGAATTATCATCTTCGTCAAAAAGTATATGAGAAATCTCATGACCTCCATAAACTATTTGATTAAGAGAATAGTGCATTGCATTTTCTTTATAATCAGCTCCTATACTTATTTTTCTAACAACAGAATCCATTATTCTTTTGTTTCTTTTTCAATTACTGTATACGATCCGTCTTCTAAACTGATATTAACCGCTCCGTATTCATTCTCTAATTCTAATTTAAAGTTTTCAATAGATTCGTTTAATGTAGCTAGGTTATGTAATATAGCGTGTTTCTGTGATTCTAATACACCAATGTTTGTTAACATAGCTAATAGATTCTTTTGATCCGCGTTTACTCTTTCTAGTTGTTCTGGTGTAATCTTGTTTACTTTTTCCATTTTATTTAATTTGATTGTTTATTAGTAGCAATGTATCAGAGTCGAACTGATTTGAACGGGCTTATGAGACCCGTGAGATACCTTACCTCCCACTTGCTATTTATTATTTAATTACGCGGTTATAGTATTTTCTACTACAACGTCTTCTGGTATATATCCATCAGCGTTTTGAGCATATCCTGCAAAACTATGTACACAGTCAACAGGGAATATTTCACTTTCAAAATAAATATCTTGTTCACTCATTACATCATAAGCATATCCATCATAGTATATTGGTTCGGTAATTACATTACCTTCTTCGTCATAAGCACCAGGTACTTCAACTACTTTACCAATTTCAACAACTGCTTGAATACCTTGTCCGTATGCAAGTCCATCTTCTGTTTCTACATAAACTCCTTTTGCTAATAAATCAGCTATTGCAGTTTCTTTGTCTGTATAATTTAGTTTTGATATTTTCATATTATAGTGTTGTTAATGCAATACATTCTGCATCTGTTAAAGCTGTTTGAAATAGTATTTCTGTTTTTATTGTGGTTTCATCCGATACGCTAAAATTACTTAAATTTATTGGAATTTCGCAACTTGTATCTTGTAAAACAAAAGCTCCGTTAATAAAAAGTTTTACATTATTTAATGAGTATCTAACCGCTATTTTATTCATATTAGTAAAAGGCACAATAGAAGTAGATGACAACACCTGAGTTGCTCCATTTTTACTAAATACAACTTGTAAACTCGAAGCATTTGCTCCGCTCCTTAATTGAATAGTGTTTGTTACTCCGCTGTCGCTTATAAATAATAATCTTTTAAAAGCTACAGAAATATCATTAAATTTACCTTCAACGTAAACAGTTCCCTCTGTTTGACCTATTAAACTACTTATTCCTGTTTTAGAAATCACATCAGCATTTCTTGTTACTGCACTTGCTACTGTTGGGATGTATGATGTGGCGTATGAACCTGCTTCTAATTGAGCACCGTATAATGCAAATCCATTAGCAACATCATTTGTACTTATACCAAATTCTAAATAATTAAATGTTGGCGTTACAATAGTCAAAAATTTTAATGTCAAACGATACCAACCATTTCCATAATTTTGCATTGATGCAGTTACAGAAGAATTTGGGCTTTGATTTATTGTAATTACTTGAGTAGCTAAATTAAAAGAAGCTCCACCGCCTGTATATCCAATTATATTATCGACATAGCTTAAATTAAATATATTAGTATTTCCTAAAACTTTCGCAAAAATACTCGAAGAATAAGATGTATTTCCTGCAAAAATTGGTGTTCTTGTTAATACAGGAAAAAAAGCTTGTCCCGTTGCACTTGCAAAAGTATCCGCATTTGTAGTTCCATCAGGACTTATTGTACTATTTGTAGTAATTTGCCCTCTAACGTTTGTCCACGCTACATTATCAAATTGTTCTGAATAAGTTAATAAATTTGTTCTTTGTGGCTCTACCAATATACTCGGACAACTTCCGTTTGTGTAATCAATACGTGGAATATTAACTCCAACACTTGAAATTAATCCACTTGAATTTACTCTCGTTGCTGTTGTAGCACGAACTACATCCATATCACCTAACGTAGTGTTTGGGATTACATCATATAGTTTAGTTTCATTATAAGCATTAGGCGTAATAACAAGTGACGCATTGTCTAATAATCCAATAGCGTTTAATTCTTCTAACGTTGTATCTAAACAAGGACCGGCTTCGAATATACTACCTGGGTATGTAGCCACTCTAGCTTTAAAATTAGCAATAATGTTATTTGCTACGCTATATATGGCTTTCGCCCATCCTATTCCGATCCCTATGTTTATCATATTAGTATACTAGTAAAATATTTGCAGCTGAAACATTAACAGCTGATGTAATTCCAGAAACAATAACTGGTAAGAATGTACCACTTGTTAACCCAGAGAATGTTACATCTGTGGTATTACCAACTGGTCTTACTGTTATTGTAGTGTTAAGTAATGGATCAACGACTGCCCCAATATAAATTGCAGCAGACTTGATATTAGCTAAAGGTAAAGTTGAAACAGTGTCAACTATAGTTGCAAAGTCTGGTTGATTTCCGTATTGTCCCATAATATATTATTTAAAGCCCCCTCCACGTTTTGCGTGACCTGTTGCTGCGATTGCATTTGCAGTACGTGATTCTTCTGTAGAAGCTTTCATTTTACTGTACTCTTTACGTAACGCATCAATAGCTTTGCTGTTTACTGAACTATAAGCAGCTTTCTTGATTGGCTTACCGCTAGCGTCTGTAATCATAGCCGGAGCACCTGCTTTAGATTCAACAAATTTCTTTTCAAAAGGCTTAGCTTCTACTTGTTTGCTTTTAACATTTATTTCAGTTCCTGATACTGTTCCGGTTCCTTTCTCTCTATTAGCAAATCTTTGAGCAGCTTTGGTTTCCTTATAGTCCATTCCCTCTTTTTCTTTTTTAGCAACATGTTCTTTTGCTGCTTGTATTTTTCCTCCAATTTGTTTCAATGGGGATTTTGACATGTGTTTTTGAGCGTAAGCCATAATTTTAGTTTTTGTTTTTTTTGTTATTTTATTTTTGTATATATTACCGTGGCTTCAATTTCGCCTGTTACGGTACATTTTAAAGTATCTTTATCTATAAAAGAATACTCTGATGTTGAATGGTAATTCATTTCTTCAAAATACGTACCTATCACTAATGTCTTATCAAGTTTTACTATTTTAGAATCGAAAGCAGCCCCGTTTCCAGTGCTAAATTCAATTACTTGTAAGTTACCTTTTACATCTTTCCAAAATACTAATTGAGAAGAATGTCTATTTGGTTCCCAATAACCAATTAAATCATTTGTATTAATCTTTTCTTGGGCATTGACATTTAAACTAAACAACAATGCTATGATAATTAAAAGACAGTTTTTCATAATTAAATAATATTAGATTTATATAATATTATTATTACACGTTTTTACTGCTTTTTATATGCTTCTTGCTCCCATGGAAGGTTCTTAGCTCCTTCTTTCATAGTTCTTCTTTGGTATTTTTTACCTTTCCACATTACATGGTCATCAGTATACCCCAGGTCTCCTCTTTTCATTTGATCAATATGAACCATTTCGTGTTCTATTGTTTTACTTTTTTCTAACTCTGAAGGAGATATATTCTTATTTATCAATATGGATCCATTTGACTGAGCCATTCCTAATATGTTATTATCCATATCAGTACTGTATATTGGCGTGTTATTCATACCGTATGGAGTTCTAGCCATTTTAAATGCCATATCTATATTTTTTAAAATTATTATATCCCCTATTGTTTTTATAGGGGATATAAATTAATCATTATGCTACTGCAATAGCTGTACAAGTAACACCTGTAGGGAAATCAACTAATACGTTAACTCCTCCTGGTGCTGCTGAAAGAGCCGCGTTGATAGCATCAATTGCATTAGTACCTGTTGCTCCAGCAATAGTTAATGTAACATTTTCACCAGTTGTGTAAATAACAATAGTGGTTAAAGCTGTAGCGATTGCTGAAACAATTGTATTTGCATTAACTACTTTAAGCCCTTCTGTATACGCAGTTGCACTAGTAACAGGAATCGAAATAAAATTTGCCATTTTGTTTTTTTGTTTTGGTTTTGATTAATTGTTTATAATATGCTATTTAGCACTTTTTCATTTTCATTGGGCTTTTCATTGCTTTGCTTGGCATAGCTTTTGTACCCATTGCTTTTTCTACTACTTTCTTAACTACTTTCTTAACTACTTTTTTCATGATTTTATTGTTCTTGGTTGTTTTTATTTTTTAAATGACTATGTATTCTAAGCGCTGTATAACCTATTGATAACAATAATAATACAATCTTCAGTACTGGCTCTAGGCTTGTTAAACTAGCGAATAACGCAGTTAAGTTTAAACCGTATAGTTTAGCATCGGTAGCGTCCATTACATTCTTGCTTTAGCACGTTGAGTAATAGGTCCTCCTTTATATTCACAAGGAGAATGCTTCAATTTCATGCCTTTACTTCCATTACTAGATCCTTTACCTAAAGGAAATCCAGTAACATCTAATGGTCCATCCCAAAGAGCGTTAGCCCCTGTGATACCATTGTTCTCTATCTTTTTTACAGCTGGAGTCGTTAGTCTCATATTCATATTTATTATTTAGCTAGTGCTTGATTGGTTAATAAATTAGGATCCATTAATCTATCGTATGATCCATCCATTGGTGTACCAAACATATTAGTCATGGTTTTCTGTGCTCCAGGTTTAAAGTTCACGGGTGCTCCGCTTGGTTTTATCCCAGGGTTATAAGCATTAACAGTAGGGGTCAAAGGAGCAACTGGAGTAAATCCTTGTTGCATTGACTGGTTTACTGGAATAGGGTTTCCGTAGTTGTCTATCATCTTGTTTTATCTTTATTTACATTATTTATTGCTGATCGTAATACTATATCTGTATATGTATTATTTCTCATTATTTTATTACTTCGTGTAGTTGTTGGTATATCTTCAGTACCAAGCATTATACGATACATTCTGCTTATTAGTTGTTTACACTTAAAGGAAACTTTGTATATATTATATTTTTGGGTTGTATGGTTTCTATTTCGCCACACTACTATCCACCCTTCTTTTAATAAACTGTTCCAGCGTTTGTTGTCCCAACTATATGCGTATGTACCAATCTTATAATCTTGTTTGGTAAAAAATTCCATACAATCAAAGTATATCAGTAATTCTAAATCAGCGTCTGTAAGATCATAATTTCTGCAAGCCCATCTACGGATTAATCTATAATGTTTTAGTAAGCCTAGATCTTTAATATCTTTTGCTTCTAATTTTCTCATAGAACAATAACTATATCCTGTAGCTTTATAACCTGATAAGTATTCCCTTCAAACTCTATTCCGTGCCCTGCTGCTTTGTCATAATAAATAACGTCTGCTTGCTTTACACTTTTTATATCATCACTTACTGAAACTATAATAGCTTCTTTGTAACGAATATTCTCTTTATCTTTTTCTTTTAAAAGTAAACCGTTTTCTGCTCTTGCTAATCCAACCTTCTTAGGTAAGATTATAATATTATTACCTATTGCTTTCATTCACTCTTAAGTTGTTGATTACACAATCGGTTGACAATATTGTAACAGCTACAGAAGCTGCGTTTTTTAATGCTGATTTGGTAACTGATAGCGGATCAATAATTCCAGCGTCTATCATATTAACATTTTCACCTGTTATTACATTTAATCCATATCCGGTTTTAGACACGCTTTCTAATGGCGCATATTCAATTCCGGCATTCCTTAATATTGTATGGAAAGGTGCTTTTATAGCATCTAACAATACTGCTTGTCCCGCTCCAAAAGAATCTATACTATGAGAAGCATTCAGTAAAGCAACTCCTCCCCCTGGTACAATACCTTCTTTAATAGCCGCTTTAGTGGCGCAAATTGCGTCTTCTACTCTATCCGCTTTTTCTTTTAATTCTATATCAGAGCCAGCCCCCACTTTAACTACCGCTACTTTAGCAGATAATCTAGCGAGCCTTCTTTCTAATCTAATTACTTCTGCAGGCGGCAAACTACCTTCTAATTGATTATTTAATTCATCAATTAATTCTTGTACTTCCGTAGTTACTTCTCCAACGTGCAATATAGTCTCTGAATCATCAGTTATACTTTTTAAACAACTACCTAAGTAACTTGGATCAATTAAATCCATATCGTCTCCTAAGTCTTCGTTTATAATTGTTGCTCCAGTAAGTAATGCTAAATCAGATAAGGTATCTTTTTTATTTACACCATACGTTGGGGCATTGATAACATTAACTTTTATATTACCTTTTACTTTGTTCATCGCTAGAGCGGCTAATACTGTTGTATCAACGTCTGCTATAATAAGTAAAGATTTATTTGCTTTTATAACGTATTCTAAAACTGATTGTATTTGCCTTATTGATTCAACTGGTGATTCTATAAGTAATACCGCTGGATTATCCAATTCAGCAATTCTTTTATTTGGATTAGTTATGAAATGTGAATTAACTAAACCTTTATCATATTGAACACCATCTATAATCTCTATTGAGGTCTCCGCGGCGTCGGAAGATTCCATCATTACAATTCCGGTTTCTCCTACAGCTCTAAACGCATCTCCAATGATTTTACCTAATATAGGATCATTGTTTGTAGATATAGTTGCAATATGGTTAATCATGTCTCCTGTAACCGGGATAGCTATTGATTCTAAATACTCAATAACTTTTTTAGTCATGGTTTCAATACCGTCTTTTAATTCTCTTGTATTTACTTTAGATTGTACTTTATAAGCTTCTTCTAAAATTGCATGTGCTAATACTGTTGCGGTTGTTGTACCGTCTCCAGCTTCTTTAACTGTTTTACGGGCCGCTTCTTTTAAAAGCCTTGCTCCCATGTTTTCAACTGGATCTAATAATGTAATACTGTCTGCAACTGTAACTCCATCTTTTGTGATTAATGGTCTACCTTTATTGTCTTCTAGC